AACCAAACTCTATCTTTGCCCCTGATGGGAATCGCCACTCTTTTTCTTGTTCTCTCCATTTTGCACCTGGATATGCCTTTCCATATAACAACTGAGACTTTTGAATTAAGTCTCTTAGTTCAGGCATAGTCCTCCTTACTAAGAGTGCTCTGTGATTTGCATTTGCACAGTAGCGTAGCGGATCGACTAGCATCGCATATGATTTTCCACCGCCTCTTGCTCCACCATAAAATACTTCTCTTTCAGAAGCTGCAAGAAATTGTGTCTGTGGACCTGAGTTAGGTTTAAAGATTACATCTTGCTGATTTATGTGCTCTTGCACATTTTTTGGAGCACTCTCGATTATGTCCTCTGTAAGAAGTTGAGTTTCTTTTCCTGTTAATGCTTTGTTTATAGTTAACAGTTTATTTTTTGTATTTTCCGCTGCTTGTTTAGCAGAACGTAGAGTTTGTTCTGCCTTTGCAACCTTCTTACGAGTGCGAGCTAGAATCTGTTTGACTGACTTCTTGGCTTTCTGTTGAACTATTCGCTTCGGTTTCGGTGGTGCTATTTCTTGCGAGTCTTTTTCTGAGTCCGACATGTGATATGTATCTTCCTGTTTTTCTA